CGATGCAATCACTGGCACTCGATCCATGCTGGTATCGTTGGGATATAAGAATCGCCAATTGGATGGATTGGTTTTAATGCCAGCCAATCTCGAATCCAGTACCAATCGCATCGATGCCGATGAAATAATGCAAGTGGCAGTCCTGTCTCTTTTTTTATCATCAAAAATTTCGTTGATAGAAATATTATTGACAATCCCTTGATATCTTTGGAAAAACTGTTGCACACCACCAAGGGTAAGCAATTGATTGTTTGTATCGAGAAATCCTCGCCAAATCTTGATGTTGCTGCCCTTCATGCTCGAGGAAAGCACTGTCGAAATATAAATTGGATTGAGGCCAGTCAATGTCAATTTGAGGTCATTGCTGGTGGATTTCATATCTTGCTGAATTTCAGTGATTCCAAGATAACCGCCAAGTCCACCAAATACAATGCCATTCACTGTGATATCAGACGCTGCATTACAAAATGTAAATATCTGCTGCGCTTTGCCTGTTCCTGATCCCACGCCAGTGGCCGTAAATGTCACTCCGACTGTATTGGATGATGCACCGATGGCTGTGAAATCAGTCGTGCCAACAACAAAAATAGTATAAGTATCGCCCACCACAAAATTGCCAGCATAAGTGGTGACAATTAATTCGACAAATTCAGCATATCGAATTGAGCTGGATCCAAGTGCTGCAATTGCTGTTGACATAATTATCCTGTGATGTATTCACGAAATACAAAAGGCCCAGACCATTCAACAAATGCACCATTGGTCATTGGGTTTAATGTGTATGTGGGACATTGTTCGGCCACCACATAAAACGAACACGCATTGCCCAAAAGAACTGGTGCAGCCGATGTTGGTGATCCGATCAATGGCCTGTTGATATAAATAACAGATCCAGTTGAATCATTGGTAATCTTGTAAACATAACCATTGATGGATATGAAATCGCCAGCCTTATAAGTGCCATTTGAGGTTAAATTGATTGTTTGGCTGTTGGGTGTTGGTGTGCCACTTAAACTGGCCACTGTGGCCGTTCCTTGGTTTTGTGTAAACCATGATAACTGGTTCGATGCAAATGTAATGTAATCGGGCAGCTGCCGATCCAAATTATCAATGGCTTGAATAATGTCTCTGACCTGTGGGTAGTACAAAAAATTATGTGGAACTATTGTAAAAACCCATGGCACTGATGTTAAGTATTGGGCAACAGTCATTTGGCCTGATCTGGATACTTGCTGGCCGACTGTTCTCCGATTGTTTACTGTCATCTTTTGTTGAATATCAACAATGTTTTGAAAGCCAGCCATTATGTTCTGCTCCTCGTTGTCGCAATGTTTTTGGTGGCATATTGGTTGGCTGCCCAAATTGCACCAGAGCTGCCATATAGCCGATCCTCAAACGATTTTGTATCAATTGCTTGTATGTTGTAATTGGTGACATTGGTGGTCTGGCCACTCATGCCACCGATCATATTGTTTGGAATTACAGTCGATGCACCTTGAGGCACAATAATTTCTGGGCCATTCTCGCCCACAATCGATGCTTGGCCAGCAGCCAATGGGCCACCTGATGCCCGTCCAGTCAATGTGGCTGCATTGGACATATCGACCACTGGAGCTGGGCCACTCGATGTGCCAGGGAAGCCAGCAAATAATCCACTGAATAATTGGGTGGCTTGAGCTTTGATTTGAATTTGAATCAAATCAGCAATCATGCTGCGAGCCAAATCAGCAAAATTTAATTTGCCTGTTTTGACAAAATTGCTCAATGCACTCGACATTGAATCCACGATTGTATTGAATGTCTTTTTGCCAACATCGGCCATTGTCTCTGAGTTTTCTTGGTATTGCCTGAATGCCTCATCCCATCCAGTGCTGAATTTTGTTCTGGCCTCTTGATTGGCTGCCACCACTTTTTTGGTTTGGCCAACATAAAAATCAGTTGATACTTGAACCAGTGTTTTTTGCCGATCCAATTCGGCTTCCATTTGTGCAGCACCTGGCTTATTTTTATCAATTAAATTTTTCTTTTTGTCGATTTCGTCAAGTGTTCTTTGTTGCTCATTCAATACTTGATTGATGGCATCTTGCATTTCTTTTTCGTTTTTTGTTAATGTTTTGTCTTTTTCTTTTTGTGAAAGAATTTCTAAATTTAAATCTGCTCTTTTTTTGTAAGCATTAAACAATTCTTTTTCGGCCAACAATTGGCCAGAATAACTTTCCACCACTGTCCTGTTTACTTTTTCCTGTGGTTTGGGTGGTGATACTTTATTGTTTGCATCCTCGATTTTCTTAAGTGATGCAACATACTCATCAGAATCTTTTGCCCATTCTGTCGTGAACTCATTCAAATTATCGGTGAGCTGCTTGAAAAATGTGCCCTGTGTATAACTCCGAATATCAAAAAGAGTGTACAGATCCTTGGCCAACAATTTAATGATGCTGCCAAAATGCTGAAATGCTGTAACAGCTGCTTCAACAAAATCGCCAATTGCTTGGGCACCAATTTTGAGCCAGCCAAAAAACATTTCCATCATGGTGCCAGTTTTATGAAAACTATCATAAACCGCATTCATTGTCGGTATAAATGCATTGGTGAATTGTAATGATAGATTTCTGCTCGATGCATCGAGCTTAAGTGACAATTCATGGGCTTGTTCAATAGAATTGGCATACTTGTCCATGGTGCCTTTGCTTTCGGCCATAGTGGCTGCCAAGCCTTTTAGATCCACTCCCCTAATCGATTTGCCCAATGTTTCAAATGCAAGGCCATTTCGCTCGGCTGAATCCTTCATATTGCCAAGAGCTGATACAGTCTTTTCAAATAAATCCTGTTCAGACAAATGCCTTAAATCATTAAGGGAAACCCCTAATTTCTCAAATGATGTCTGAGCCTTGGCATTGCCCTGGACTGCTGACTCTAGCTTGGATGTGAATCCAGAATAGATTTTGCTGGTGGCATCGGCTGAACCGCCATTTTCTTCAAGAGCCTTGGCCAGCTCCAAAACCGATGCTGTGGCCACATCATTGGCTTTGGCAGTCTCCACAATCTTGTTGGAAAACTCCATTGCTGCTCTTGTCATTTCAACAAATGCAGCCACTGACAAAATTTCGGGAATATATTCTTTTAAATCTTTGAGTGAGTTTTTGGCCTCAGAAATGCCTTTTCTGAATTCGGTGGTATCAAGTCCCAGTTGGGCACCTAAACCAGCAATAATATTGGCCATTATTTCACCTCAAATAAATGTGTCGGGCAATCTGGTGCCATCATTGCAAATGCCAAGAGTTTTTGATTGGCTGTTTCCTTTTTATCCTCCTCGCTCAATGGTGGATAAATATAGTCATAAGCCCTTGGAATTATATCCTCGAGTGTATAGGGTGACTTGCCTTTGGGCAACATTTTATTGAATTGCCCAGCTGTTAGATTTCCCAAAACCTCCAAAACGCCACGATTACCAATTAAGCCATCGGCATACATAATGGCAATGTCGTTGAATGTGCCCTCGTCAATTGCTGCTGGATCGGCCCCATGGGCTGTGATGTAGGCTTTGACTTGCCTACGAACCGATCCAATTATTTTCCCTTGGTGGCCGTGTAATTAGGTGAAATTACGCTATTGATCTGCTCGATCAATTCCATTTGAATTGAAAAGGGGAATAATTCCTCGATGTCGGCATAACTGATCGAGGCCATATCAAAGTCTTTATTCTCTGGCACCAATAACCGCACCAGCTCAGTAATCCTGTTTTCAGTCAAAACCTTATTTCTCGATGTCTCTTTGATCGATGTGCCCTTGACCTCGATGTCATTATCCAAGTATTTGATATCTGGATCATTTTCATATTTGGCTCGATTGTCCAAAAACTCCTTGGACATATCCTCATAATACTTTTGAGCCTTGTCCTCGTCAATAATCTTGACTCGTTCAAACATGGCATCAGTTTCGCTTGTCAATGGCACTTTGACCTTGAATGTGTGGCCATTCAATTCAAATGATTTGATCCTGAGTGAATCTTTGTTTTCTGTAAATTTTTGGCCAAAAGCATTTGCAAGTTGATTCATTTTCCTGTTCCCATGTGTTTTGATTTGTATTTTATTAATGCGTCTTTTAAATCGCCAGCTAATGAATTGGTCACTTGGACTGCATTGCTTTCAAGTGCTGGCCGAATGAATGGACTGCCCTCGCCCTTGAGCCATCTGGCTGTGCCAAACTCGATGGCAAATGCCCTGGCATCACTGACCATATGCTGCAATTTGTTGGTCTTTTTGTTTTTGAATGTCTTGGACAAAAGTCTTTTTTCGCCTTCGACATCGGGTTGGAATTTCTTGCCTGGTGCGACTGTCACTCTGGATATCATCACCATTGTGGGTGTGGAGTACAGTGAATGCTTGTCTTTGCTGGTAGGTTTTCTAGTTTCAATTTGCAATGACTTAATGAGCTGGCCAGTATCAATATGTGGCTCCAAAAGGGATCGAGCTGTTTCCAGCACTGGCTTCATGGCTGCTCGACAAGCATTTTTTAAAATATTATTGGCATCCTTTTCACCAAAATCATCATCGATCTGATCAAGCAAATCCTCAAATTCCTTGAATCCAGACCATTCGATTTTGATATCAGTGGCCATTTAATTGAGCTTTCCAATGATGATTTTTTTGAAAATCATGCTATTGAGCTGGATGACGTAATCGACCACTTCCTCTGGGGTCATCGAGTCGGCATGATGTTTGGCAATATCAAACGCCAAATTAATACCAGTAATTTTTTGTTGAGAAAAACCAAACCAGTCTTTTTTACCTGACTCGGCTTGGTTTATCAAATATCCCAAAAGATCATTATTGTTTTGTATTATTGTCATTTTGTTTTATGTGTTGTTTGACCAGCCGTACAAATTACCTCTGGGGTGAATGCTGAATGTGCATTTTGCCTCAGCCTTGGTGTTCATATCAATTTTGAACTCTGATACTCGACCGATGAATGCATAAGCCACTGTATTGGCACCAGCTGTGGCAGCCACCACAAAAGTCCGATCAATCACGCCAGAATAGGCATCAGCTCTCATCAAAAGCAAACCAGCATCTGATGGATTCCATGCAGCCACAATAGTCATCGATGTGGGCTTGGCTTGAGTTGGAATAATGTCGGATTGACGTGATCCAGCCACTGCAAAATTGACTGATGCATCATCTTGGCCAAATGCTGGAATGTCCTCCACAAGCAATTGCTCGCCAGTAGTGCCAGTGCCGTTGGCAATAGTGCCAACAATAGGAGCCACTTCCCCAGTCCAAGTGGACAATTGGGTCAATGTTAATGGGGTTGGAGTTGCTCCAGTTTGACACCAGAGTGACGCACTAAAGCCAGGTAAAACTTGATTTGGTAATGCCATGATTAAATCCTTTGAGAAAAATTAAACGAATTGTTTTGTTTTATCAGCATGGGATGTCCATCCGACAATCCAAGATTATCTGGTGCAATTTTACTTGATCATCATAGGTATTGTATAGCATCGAAATATCAATTTTTGATACCAAAATGCCAGCAAATGACCCATTCACACCAAAAAATCCAGCAAATCCATGCAGAGCCTGAATGATCGTATTTGATGCGCCAAAACAATCACTCATATTGGATGCAAAAACCGATGTTTGAAACACTGGTGTGTCAATGCCTTTGTTGGATTGTGTCGGCCCTGTATAGACTGGCTGATGCACATTCCTCAATTGCCAAGTGACAAATGTTGGCTCATTAGCAAAATTTCTGTTGAAATTTGCATACACTGGCACTGGGTTAACAGTGGCAGCCAATTGATTTTGAATGCACTGGGCATAGACAACAATACTTTGCTGGGTTGTCATACTGCCACCGATGGTGCATTTCTATAACACAAGAATGAAACATTCATTCTGTCGTTTGATTCCATCACATCATTGATCCGATAATCTTGGCCACGCCAGCTGATGGAATAGTGACTTTGATTCATGGACATGGTTTGTGTGTTGGGTGTGAAATTCAAAGTGAATTTGACATTCTTTGTATAAGTCCGATCATCTCTGCTGATTTGTGCAGCATCCCTCACATCCTGAACCAATGCTCGAGTCGCAAACCACAATGTGATTGTGGTGGTCTGCTGCCCAATACTGTCCACGCCATTGGTAACAGTGTTGACATTGATCTGTTCAAAACGTGCAATGGCCATTTATAGCACCAAGGGTTTGTAGGGTCTGAGCAATGCAGCTGCGCCCATGGGAATCTGTTTCAGATTCGTTGATGTGGTATCTGATCTGTTGTTGTACAAATGCGTGAGAATC